TTGAAAAAACAAAACAATGAAAATTTACAAAAGTTACTGAATAATGATTCTGACTATAGTAGATGGGCAACTGTTGAAAAATTTTCAAGAAGAGCCGCAGTTGAAATACTTTTAGAAGGTAAATATTCCAAAGAAACTTTTTCAATTATTAGTAATTTACCAGTGGTAGATTTTAAGTTAGTTATGAAACGGACAAAAGAACTCATTAAAACTATTAATGAGACAGTAACCGAATCTGAAATGGATACTTCTAAAATTTCTGGTGTGAAATGAGTGTTTACACAAATACAATATGGGAAGGAAAACCTACATCGGTTTCTATATTGGTTCCAACAAGAGACACTGTGTATTCTCATTTTTCACTTTCACTTGGAAATTTAGTAAAAACTACCACTCAGATGGGAATTGATGTACACCTTTTTTTTGATGCATCAACCATACTAATTAATCAGAGAGAAACCCTTATTAGTCAGGCAATTGCCGTAAAATCTGAATGGGTACTTTGGTTGGACAGTGATATGATGTTTCCTCCAACTACATTATTAAGATTGTTAGCCCATAATCAAGATATTGTTGCTTGTAATTATATGAAACGGTCATTCCCTTTCAAATCAGTAGCGTTCTTAGATACTAATGATTGGGAAAGTTGGATACCTATTCAACCTGATGATGAACTAGTTTCGGTTGAAGCGATTGGTATGGGATGTGTTTTAATGAAAACATCAATTTTCAAACACTTGAGTAGACCATATTTCGAGTATACATATCAACCAAAAACTAAAGATTGGGGTGGAGAGGATTTCACATTGTTCAAAAAATTGAATAAAATAGGATATCAAGTAAAAATTGATATGAACCTAAGTAATGAGGTGTATCACATTGGAACATTTGCATATGGTAAAAATTTACCTGAAAATGTTGAAAAGAAAAAAACGTATAAAAACAAGAAAAAAACTTAATCAACTAAATGATTACCAATCGAGACTTTATAGAAAAATTTATAACTACTAATGATGGGGAGTTGGTGCCATATCTGTGGACTCACGGTGCGACTGATTTACACATGGGAGATGGGATGGTAGTATATTCTTTAATACAACAGATTAGGGCTAAAGTGTGTGTTTGTATTGGTTCGGGTGGAGGATTCATACCAAGAATAATGACTCAAGCAAGAGTTGATTTACACAATCAAAAAATATTTGAAGGTAACCCTGATTATAATTGGGGGAATATTGGCGTTACCTATTTGGTTGACGCTTGTAACGGTGTTGGTGGCCCAACCGATGTTGATGATGAAGATTCTTTTTTTAGAAAAAATTTTCATCCTAGATTAATTAAATCAACTTCTGAAGATGCATATTATAATTTTTTTGTTCGACAAGATATTAAAATTGATTTTTTATTTATTGATGGAGACCACTCGTATGAAGGGGTTAAGAAAGATTTCGATTTGTACTCGAAACTTTTGAGTGAAAAAGGTGTTATAGTTTTACATGATACAGATGAGAATTATGAGAAAACTCTGATTGTTTCTGAAGAGGCAAAAAAAGATTATCATCCGTTTGACGGACCTTCAAGGTTAGTTAAAGAGTTGGAACAAAGTCCCGAGTGGAACTTGATAAAGTTACATAATTTCCGTATATTAATGGATAAACCATCATCAAGTGGTATTACCATAATAAATAGGAAATAATAATATATGAAAATATTAATAACAGGAGTTGCAGGACTTTTAGGTTCAAGACTCGCTGATTGGATTGTTGAAAACAAACCTAATGTTGAACTAATAGGTGTTGATAATTTAAGTGGGGGATACATTGAAAATGTTAACCCTGACGTTAAATTTTTTAATGTTGATTGTAAATCTGATAAACTATCAGATATTTTTGAAGAAACCAAACCTGATTATGTATACCATTTTGCGGCTTATGCTGCTGAAGGACTATCTCCATTTATTAGGAAATATAATTATGAAAATAACCTCATTTCAACTGCAAACATAGTAAATGAGTGTATTAAACATAATGTAAAACGACTCATTTTTTCATCTACTATGGCGGTATATGGCCATGGGACTCCACCTTTCCACGAAGACGACCAACAAAATCCTATAGATCCATATGGTATTGCAAAATATGCCTGTGAAATGGATATTAAGGTTGCCGGTGAACAACATGGTTTAGATTGGTGTATCATTCGACCTCACAATTTTTATGGTATCAAACAAAACATTTGGGATAAATACAGAAACGTATTAGGTATATGGATGTATCAACATCTGAATGGTGAACCGATGACTATATTTGGAGATGGCGAACAAAAAAGGGCGTTCAGTTACATTGATGATTGTTTGGAGGGCTTGTGGAAATCATCCCAACAAGAGAATTGTTCCAAAGAGATTATCAATTTAGGAGGTACAAAATATTATACAATTAATGACGCTAACAAAGTTTTAAGAGAAGTTATCCAAGATGGTGAAGTGGTCTATAAAGAAAAAAGACATGAGGTAAAAAACGCTCATCCAACATATCAAAAATCTATCGACCTTTTGGGATTTTCTGATAAAACTTCATTATATGATGGGTTAAGTCAGATGTGGGAATGGGCTAAAAAACAACCGAAACGAGAAAGATTTGTGTGGAGTGATTATGAATTGAATAAAGGGATTTATAGTTTTTGGAAAAAATGATAAAATTAGTAACAGTTATTGGTCACGGGGTTAATTTATTACCCCACTTTATAAAACATTACCAAAAATATGTAAGCGAGATTCATATCGCGTGTTATAACTCAGATTTACATCCGAACATTAGTGAAGAGGTAAAAAGTATTATTTCAGGATACAATAATGTCCATGTTGTTAAAGAAGTTCGTCATCACAATTTTGATTGGGAGATGGTAACTAACTTATACAATGAAGTAAAATCGAAAGACAAAAATGGTTGGTGGGTTGTTGCAGACATAGATGAGTTTCACTTATATCCTCATGACAACATTCAAAAGTTAATTTTGGATTGTGAAGTAAATGGATGGGATATTGTTAGAGGAGGATTCATAGATAGAATAGGTAGTGGAGGTACATTTCCTGAGATTAAAGAAGATGAACGTATTTGGAAACAATTTCCTGTCATGGGATTTTTTAGGTATCCAATGAGTCAAGCTTGTCCAAATAAAGTTTGTATTACGAGAGGATGGGTTACATTAACCAATGGTCAACACTATGCGAAAGTGGATGGATATACCACTTGGAAATGGCAAGGTTGGGGGAATCCTTTGATAGCACCGATTGATACTCATTCAGTACAAGTCCACCACTTCAAATGGGATATTACTTCAATTGAAAGAATTAAAAGAGTTGCTGACACTAATAAAGAATATTCATATTCAGAAGAGTACATGAAAATGTATCAAGAGTTGGAAAAATCAAATTTTTTGATAGATTTGAATAATGAAGAATTTATGATTGAAGAATCCTCAGGGATTGATGAATTCAAAAGATATAGGAAATGGAATAATTTAATTAAAAAAATAGTTTTGATATGACAGAATTAGATAAAGAAAAAGAAAAAATGTTGCTTGAGCAACGAAAAGTCAAAGCCTTAGAGAAAATAGCAAACACATTGGACGCGTTAACTGTTTGGGTTGAAGAAATTGAAAAACAAGAGTGGAGCGACCGTATTCAATTTTACTTAGCGGAATGGCATAAAACAGTTCAACCTAAAGATCCTACCATAGATGAATAATCACAAGTTAGGAATAATTGTGCCCTATCGGGATAGATATTTTGATTTGGTTGAATTCAAAAGCCATATTACAAAACATCTTTCCGATTCTGGTATTAATTATTATCTAATTATTGTGGAACAAGATGATGAAAAAAGTTTCAATCGTGGTAAATTATTAAATATCGGTACGATTTATGCGAAGAAACTTGGATGTGACTATGTCGTTTTTCATGACTTGGACATGTTACCTGAAGAAGTAGATTATTCCTACAGTGATGTTCCACTTCATTTGGCAACCAATCTGATAGGTACAGAAGATTTCAATAGAATTGTGTTTGACCAATATTTCGGAGGAGTTACACTATTTCCAATACACTTATTTGAAAAGGTAAATGGGTATTCAAATAACTATTGGGGGTGGGGGTACGAAGATGATGATTTATTACATAGGTGTGAATATTTTGATATTCCATTAAACACTAAACTATTAAAATTAGATGGAGGTAACACTGCAGCATTGAAGTTCAATGGTAAAAATGCCTATGTTAAGTCCGCTAATATATTCGATTTCATCAATCAGACAAGTTACAATCCAAATGGAAAAATCACGATATTCGTTTCATTCAACCCTGATGATTTAGAGTTGGATAAGGACAAAGGTGAAGATATTATGTCGGTATTTTCAATACCGGGATATGACTGTACAATAACATATAACTCATATAGAAGGTATACATTTCAAATGTTTACAGAAAATAAAAAAGTTGTGTTTATTCACAGTGATATCTTGCCAAATTTCAAGACAAACATTACCGTTACTATAGATAGAGAAGAAAAGTTTTTTTCATTATATCAAAATGGAAAATTGGTTGATACCAAGAGAGTGGGTACTTTTTATGATTACTCACAAGAGCCACATTTTTATTTAGGGTGCGGAAATCCGCACAGAGAAAAGGATAATAACTATTTCAAAGGGTCAATTAGTTCTTTTGCAGTTTATAACGATATCTTAGGAGAAGGTGAAATTGAGGAGATTTCCAAAAACCAATTTTTTGGATTAACCCAGAATTTTGGTGATTACAAATCAGATTATAAATTAGTGTTATATTATGATGCTAAATTTATTAAGGGGTATCAATTAATAGATTTAAGTGAAAAGGGGAATAATGGATGGATTTACAATTGTGAAATTGTTGGATATACCTTCGATGAACATAAAGAAATAAAAGTGCCTTATCGTAGAGAATCCACTTTCAAATTACTACCACACGAAGAAAATGGATATGAAGACGGAGGGTGGAAAAATCAAACAACTAGATTTAATCAATTAAGATATCATAACGAAGTTTTAACTAACGGAGCTAAATTTGAAAGTGACGGGCTTTCTACATGTAAATTCAAAGAATATGGTAAAGAAACCGTTGATAATGTTATACACGTAACAGTAGGAATATGAAACCAAAATTAGGAATCTGTATACCATACAGAAATAGAAAAGAACATATAGAGGAATTAATACCTCGTCTAACTGAACACTTAAAGAACAAGGGAATCCCTCATAAATTTTATGTAGGACATCAAGTGGATGATAAGTTGTTTAATAGAGGTGCAATGAAAAATATTGCAGCATATCATGCCTTCGAAGACGGTTGTGATTACATTGCTTGGCATGATGTTGACATGGTTCCTCATGATGACACTTGTGACTATTCTTACCCCGATGAGTTCCCTGTCCATATTGCAACCAAACTATCCAAATATGGATATAAGTTAGGTTATGAACAATATTTTGGTGGGATAATTCTTTTCACCAAAGACCAAGTTTTGAAAACAAATGGGTATTCAAATGACTATTGGGATTGGGGCCAAGAAGATGACGATTTATTTTGGAGGGCGTATTTTGAAGGATTGACAACTTACAAAGTTTTCGAAAAACATCAAAATAGGAAGGTTGCACAATTTAATGGAAATGATTCATATTTGGCATTCAACGTTAATAGAGAAATAAGTTCTTGTTTACATCAAGACCATACTATATCAATATTATTCAGTGCTGACCAACAACCTGATAAAGTCCCAATTTGGTTGGTTGGAGACGAAGAACGAAAATTCATTGAGTATCCATTAATAAGAAAAGATGGAAGTTACAATTGGGGACTTTCCTTCAATAATTCAAGAGCTATTTCTTCAATAGTATATGATAGGGACAGTAATCATCATTACAATTATGCAAAAAGATTTGAGAATGAATGGACGTGGGTCACAGTAACATATGACTCTGAAAACGGGAATTATTATCTATATGTCAATGATGAATTGAACTACAATATGAATGGAGTTAAAGAACATATACCATTACACATCGAAAAAAAGTTGAAGGCTCATGATTCAATCAAACCTATCCTTATGGGAGTGTGTTCTCATACTGGTGTTTTTTTGAAGGGTAAAATTGCTGAAGTTAAGGTTTATGATAAATTTGTTGATGACATAAACACTATTTTCGAAGATAAAAGTGGTTTAGTACTTCACTATAATTTTGATGCTTCAGATAAAGACATTGTCAATAATTATGAATTTTATAATAATAATACTATCTTTGTAAATGAAGATATTGAAGTAAAAGATTTAATTTTACCATATAGAAGAGAGGGTTCTTTTGATTGTATCTATCATGAAGATGAAGGATTTGTAAATGGAAAATGGGCAAAAGGTGATACCACCGCAAGAAATGAAAAAAGATTTGTAACTGAAATGCAACAGAATAAAATTAATTATAAAGAAGAAGGTTATAATAAAATATTAGATGTGACTGAGTTGGTTAATATTGACGAATCATTATATCCGAATACAAGGTTTATAAATGTAATAATGAAGTAATGAAAATAGAATATGAAAAACCTTGGTACCTAAAGGTTAATTCTGGTGAGGAACAAACTAATTTAATTCTAAAAAAAGAATATACAATAAGTTTATCTTTCAGGGTTGGTAGATATTTTGCTCGAGATGAAAAAATTGGATTTTTCGGTGTCCCTGGAAAAAATTTTGGTGTAAGTTATGACTACGAAGTAGATTTATTCGTTTTTGAATTTTGGACCAAAGGTGAGGACGGTAATTCAATTCACAACTGTTATACCTACAATACTGTAAAGGACGGTATGTATGACAATGAAGCAAACATAACCCTAACGTATGCCAACAACCAATTTAATTTGTATTTCAATTACAAACTAGTTGATACTATTGATACAAAGTATGACTTGATTAATGATTACGCAGATAAAAACTTTTTTATTGGTTGCCATAACATGGACTCAGATGTTATGATGCATAGAAGTATGACTGAAATGGATGTTTATCATTTTTCCATATTCGATACTGTATTAACTATGCAACAGATTAAAAAATTTGTAACAAGAATGAGTATTGACCAAGAGTTGATTACAAATAATTTATTGTGTGCTTTTGACTTGAGAGACAATTTGGGGGAAGAATGTACCATAAAAGATGAATTCAAGGATAAGTTCTATTTGTTTAATTTGAAACTTTCAAAAGATAAAGAAAAAGATAAAATATCAACTAATCAATTCGAAGCAAACAAGAAAAAGTTGGACTCCGTAGGTTGTGGATTTTGTCTTGCGAAATGGACACAAGTCACAATGCACTTACATAATGGAACAACTCACTCTTGTCACCATCCTGAACCTCATAAGGTAACTTTAGAAGAGTTGTCTCGTAATCCTACTGCTTTACACAATAGTAAAGTTAAAAAACTTGCTCGTAAACAAATGTTGGAAAATGAGAGACCTTCAGAATGTTCCTATTGTTGGAATGTTGAAGATAATTCAAACTCATTTTCAGATAGAGTTTTCAAATCTTCCGAACCTTGGTCAGAACCTTTTTTCGAAGAAGTTTCTAAGTCAGATTGGAGGGATAATTACAATCCAAAATACGTAGAAGTTAGTTTTTCTAACACCTGTAATTTCAAATGTGCGTATTGTGGACCTGAATATTCTTCAAAATGGATGGAAGAAATTAATGACCACGGCCCTTACCAACTTTCATTTGAATACAATGGTACAAGACGTATGGAAGAACGTAATACTAAGCCATACAAACATTCTGAGGATAACCCATACGTTAATAGTTTTTGGGAATGGTTTCCCGAACTTTATAAAAGTATGGATACATTTAGAATTACTGGTGGAGAACCACTATTATCTAAAGATACTTGGAAAGTATTGGATTTCATTTTGGAAACAGAACAACCAAACCAAAATCTTAAACTTTCCATAAATAGTAATCTTGGAGTTCCCGATAATTTGATAGATAAATTAATAGATAAATTGAATAAAATTATCGAGAATGATTTAGTAAAAGAAATTGTTATTTTCACATCTTGTGATGGGTATGGAATTCAATCTGAGTATACAAGATATGGGATGAATTTTGAAAAATTATTTAACAATATAGATAAAGTATTAACTGCATTACCCAAAGTTACGGTAGTAATCATGTCTACTTTTAATATTTTTAGTGTTTTTTCATACGAATCATTAATTAGAAAAGTTCATGAGTTCAAAGTTAAACACTTTAATCCTCTGAGATATTGGAGTTCTGCAATTATATTAGATACATCTTATTTAAGACAACCATCGTTTATGAGTTTTAGAATCTTGAAAGATTATATAACGCAAGATTATTTTGATAGATGGATAAAGTACATGAAGTTCAATTCAACATATCGAAGTTTGAATTTCCATCAAATGCAGAACGTTGAGGATGTTGGATTTTCAACTCAAGAAATAGAAAAAGTGTCGAGACTAAGAGACATATTCATTTCAGACAAGAAATTACATGATAATGATTTGTATCAACATAAACTCGATCTTTATAACTTTGTTAAACAATACGAATCACGTAGAGGTTTGAAAGTTGAAGAATATTACCCTGAACTAAAATCATTTTTCGAAGAAATTAGTAATGAAAATAAATTATAAACAACCGTATTGGATGAAATTCAAATGGGAAATCGAAGAACACCCAGATGACCAATATGTTACACAATACAATAAAAAACTTAACGATACTTTTGATGAGTTTTTTTACAATGATGAATTTACAATCCATATTGATTTCAGAATCGAAGAAGATTTTGTTTTAGACGAACACTTTATGTTATTCGGGAAACCGAGTAAAAATATTGGTTTAGTTTATAATAAGATTAACAATCATTTGTTTTTTATTTATAGGATTAAAGGCCAAAATAATCAAAGTATAACTATACCTCTTCTGAGAGATGAGTTAGAAAAGGGTATATCAGTGACTATTATACGAAATAAAAACAAATTCATAATTTACAAAAATTTAGAAGAAGTTGGTTCCCAAGGTTTCGAAGGAAATTTATGCGAAAAGTACCGAGACACTGCATTATATTTAGGATGTTCAAGTAACTCATCTGATAATTCTCCAGAAAACAAATGGCACGGAGAAATGGATATCAGGTTGTTTTTTATTTTGGAAAACATTTCGGATATTCATAGTGTTAAGGAATATGTTAATACAGAGACTTTCAAGTTTCCATCTTATAATACCTATACAAATTTGTTATGTTACTATGACTTTAATATATCAAATAATTTGGGTATAATTTACGATGAATCCAGTAATAAGAATTTTTTAGAATTAATCAAATAAAACAAGAATGTCAGAGCAATTAGCAAATTGGAGAGATAAAAACCTAAATTCCGTAAGTTGTAGCTTTTGTGCCGCAAAATGGTATAACGTCAGTTTACATTTAGGTCATGGGTTTACAAATTCATGTCATCTTCCATTACCCCATCCTATTGATTTAGAAAAAATCAAAACAAATCCATCCGCATTACATAATACTGATTTCAAAAAAGAAATTAGAAAAATGATGTTGGAAGGTACTAAACCTGCAGAATGTTCATATTGTTGGAAGATTGAAGATATTGGTCGAAATAATATTTCTGACCGTGTATATAAAAGTCAAATTTACACTGAAGAAGAAATTGCGGCATTGAAAGACTTTCCTTGGGATGCAGACATTACCCCAAAAACTATTGAAGTTAGTTTCGATCGTACCTGTAACTTTGCGTGTTCATACTGTAATTCAGGTTATTCAACAACTTGGGGTAAAGACATCAAAAAGAATGGAGCTTATCAAAAGTTCAAGACCACAAGTGCAGGGGCATATTATGCTGATGGATCTTGGTCTGAAATCTATGGTAAACACAATGAAAATAATCCATATGTGTCGGCATTCTTAGAGTGGTGGCCAGAACTAACAAAAACATTACAAGAGATTAGAGTTACTGGAGGAGAACCTACCATGAGTCATAATTTCTGGCAGTTTATGGAAGAAGTAAAAAAATATCCATCACCAAACCTAAGAGTTGCTATTAATTCTAATTTAGGTGTCAGTCAAGAATTTATTGATAAGTTGATAAACGTAACAAATGAAATTGATGTTAAAGAATTTGACATTTATACTAGTAATGAATCATATGGAGCACACGCAGAATACATCAGAGATGGTTTGAACTACGAAGTGTGGAGAAACAATTTGGTTCAAGTCATTGAGAAAGGTAACGTGAGACAAGTTGTGATTATGATGACAATTAATAGTTTATGTCTGTTTAGTATCACTGAATTCTTGGATGATATGTTAACACTAAAGGCTAAGTATGGATGGAACAAACCTATTGTGGACTTCAACATTCTTAGATGGCCGGCATTTATGTCACCTTTGACGTTACCTGATGATGTTAAACATGATTTACACGGTAAATTATCAATGTGGTGGAGAAAAAATAAAAAGAACCCATTGATTAACATGTATGAAGGTGCTCAAATTCAAAGATTAGTTGATTACATCGAGGTAGTTAACCGTGGACACAATACAACTGAAACTGACATGCAAATGCAATTTCACGATTTCAAAAGTTTTTATACACAATATGATAAAAGAAGAAATAAAAGTTTTGTTGAAACTTTTCCTGAATTAGAGGATTGGTATAATTCGATTGAAATTGATGAAACCATACCTGATGTGAGAGTTACAGATGGACGAATCACACATTATGAACCAGGTGAATACATTTCAGATAAGGATAATTATAACAAATAAGAATGTATTATGATGGTACGTTAAGATGGTTGGAACCATTCGGAGGATGGGGCCATCATAGTAATTTCTTTGACTATGTAAAACTTGAATACGGTACAGATACCGGTCTTTGTAATAGAATATTTCATTGGGAAGTTGCGGAGTTCATTAATGAAAAAAATAATTTTGGATATGATATTTTACTCCAAGATATGTTTTGGCCGGAACTTGAAATTTTAGATTTACCACATACCCATCCAGTAAAAATGGAAAAGTTTGCATATGGATTATACTATCCAATGGAGTTTAATCGTCTCAAGTTTCTAACGGTTTATGATATAAAAAATATGTCGGTATCAATGACAACACCAATAACAAGGGATTGTATTGAAAATGCATTTTTTAATGAAGATTACAGGTTTCCTAAAGAGGCTCATTCAGATTTTGGTTATTACGATATTAAAAGGTTGATAAACTTTAGATACAATCCAGATCTTGCGATTCAATATCCTATAATCCATTTAGTTGAAAGACCGCTTCAAAACATAAAAATAAAATATAATTTTATTCAGAATCTTTTAGAAAATTTTACAAAAGGGTGTGTTGGAATTCATATACGAAGGCATAATGGAGTTTATGTGACCGAAGATGACATAAATTCATTACCTGATGAAAATAGGGAAGATTATAGTCAATTTATTAAAAAAACAAATTCACACCATAACGCTTATAAGTTTATTAGGGATGATGTATATTTCAAAATAATTGATGGAATATTAGAGATAGACCCTTCTCAAAAGATATACATAAGCAGTGATTTACCAAAAAATTTATTGTCACAATATTATAATCGATATCCAAATAACTTGATAAATAACACTGAAATCATTAAACAAATAAATGAATTTTTAGTTGACAATCATCATGATGTATATAAGTTAAAAACATATGGTAATGTAGTTGAAAATATTGTGGATTTGTTTTCTTTAAGTTATTGTAGTTTTTTAATCAAATCAAATAAATCGACTTGGAGTGAGTTTGCGGAAGATTATAGACATCAACCAGCATTAGACGCTACTAATAGTATTGATAAAATTATTGAAAAATATATTAAGATATTCATTAAATAAAATTGTAATATGCCAGACTATAAAAATACATTAAGATGGGTAGAGCCCTTTGGAGGATGGGACAAGGATACCGAAGATACAGGACTTTGTAATAGAATATTTCATTGGGAAGTCGCATATGAAATAAATAAGAACAACAATTTTGATTATCATATCATATTGGAGGAAAAGTATTGGCCTGAATTTAAGTTGATTGATTTACCCAAAACTAAATTTTTCAGAAATATTGAAGGAGACACTTATGATGTCGAGAAATTAAAGTTTATTGCGGTATACGACACTGTGAACCAAGAAATAAACACTGCGAATCCAATTTCTTTCGAAATGATTTGGCAAATGTTTGGGTATGATGGGTGTAAACTTAAAAATGGAGGACATTATTACAGTAATTTTGGGTACAAAGCATTAAAAGACCTTTATCCAATTGAGACTGTAGAAATGATTGATAGGCCACTTAAGGAAATTAAATTAAGATATAAAAGTGTTGAGGAATCAATAAAATATGAAGTAAGGAACGCTGTAGGTATTCATATAAGAAGAGGTAATGGTATTCCATTTAATCACGATGACTTGAATAGTTTACCTGAAGAGATAAGAGGTAATTTTGAATTGATTAAAAGAATTCCTCGATACCAAACAGATAATTTCTATTCATTCCATCAAGACGAATTATATTTCAATATAATGGACAACATTTTGAAATTAAACCCAAATCAAAAATTCTATATCAGTTCTGATTTACCCGATGAAATCATGGGGTATTTTTATGAAAAATATGGAGATAATTTAATTGATAAGAAAAACATATTGAATATTGTTTACGATTATATTGTTACATCAGGTATTCAAAAAAGTGAACTCGAATATGGAAATGTTGTACCAAATTTAGTGGATTTATTCAGTTTATCTTTTTGTAAGTTTTTGATAAAAGTTCCAACATCCACTTGGTCCAATTTTGCTGAAAATTACGTAAGAAAAGAAAGTGCATTCGTCACTGAAGATTGGAACATAATCAAGAAAAAATATACCAAAGCATTCAAAGATGTATAAACAATGGCCGTTAGGTCAACTACCTTCCGAATTACAGAGACCTGAATTGAATCAACTCAAGGATAGAGGTTATTCTTTTGGTAACCCGACGGAAGTTGTTGATATTTTTGAAAAAAAAGTCTCTGATTTTTGCGGGTCTAAGTTTGCAGTTGCGGTTGATTGTTGTAGTAATGCGATTTTCTTAATACTAAAGTATATTAACAATCCACAAAAAGTTAAAATACCATATTTTACATATGCATCTGTGCCGATGCAAATATTACATGCTGGATATGAGTTTGAGTTTGTTGATAAAAAGTGGTCAGGAACCTATAAATTAGAACCATTAGATGTATGGGATTTTGCTGGTAGGTGGACAAAAGGAATGTATGAAGGAGGATTTGCGGCGTTATCATTCCAAATCAAAAAACGATTGCCTATTGGAAGGGGAGGGATGATTTTATGTGATGATTATGATGCTTACACATGGTTCAAAAGAGCGTGTTATGACGGACGTAATTTAGAAAAAAACTATATGGAAGATGATATAGAAATGTTAGGATGGCATATGTACATGACTCCCGAAGATGCCGCAAGAGGAATAATTCTTATGGATAATATATCCGAAGTAAATGATGACTCCCACAGCCACATGTCTTATAAAGATTTGAGATTAAATAAAATTTTCAATGGAGTTTAGTAAAGAAGTCCCCATAATATTTATACCTTCTAAATCTAATCAGGTTACTAAATTTGCTCAAACGGACAGTGAGGAAAAATTCTATGAAAATAGAAAAAAACTTGGAAAGGAGTGGTATTATTATGAAAAAGAGTTAGAGTATAAGTATAACTCTTGGGGTTACCGTGCAAAAGAATTTTCGGATCTTAGTGATGAATACATGGTAGTTTTTGGGTGTTCTTTCACTGAAGGTATTGGATTACATTATGATGACATTTGGCCAACTAAATTATCAAAAAAATTAAATTTGGACGTATTCAACTTGGGAGTTGGAGGGTCAGGACCCGATGTCGCATTCTACAATACAATTTTGTTTCATAACTTTGTGTTGAAAAAGAAAAAGTTGCCAAAGTATGTGATTTATCAATGGACATTTGATAATAGGACATCTTATATGTTTTACAGAAATCCTCATACAGTTCAAATAGAAACGTTCTCAATTTCATATCCAAAAGAAGTGTACCCTAAAAATCACGAAAAATATTTCGATTGGTATCATTATGGGTTTGTTGAGAATGAAGGTGAGTTGATAAAACAAAGTAATTTATTTACATTAACTTGTGATAATTTATGGAATACATTGAATATTCCTGTTTATCATTGGACATGGGGAGATGATTTTAATTTGAAAAAATCTGAGTTATTCCACAATGAGATAAAAATTGACCAAATTCAAGATGATTTTGAGGAAAAAGGAAGGGACTGTGCACATAATGGACACCTATCTCAAGATATTGTGGTTGACAAAATATTAAAAAAAATTAAAAATGGTATCAGTTAAAAATGAATGGGGTAAATTAAGAGAAGTTTTCGTTGGTACGATAGATAATGCAAATATGCCAAAACATGGAGTTGATCTTCATGCTATTAACTATGCTGACAAAGATATAATACCTTCAAAAGAGTTAGGTTTTTTTGATGAAAAAGTTTATGAAGAAACTCGAGAAGATTTAGAGTCTTTATCTCAAATCCTAAACGAATGTGGGGTAAATGTTAAAAGACCAAAATCAATCGACACAACTTCAACAATAAGTAATGGATTTTGGGAAACAGACCAATACTATACCTTTTGTCCAAGAGACACTGTAACTGTAATTGGTGATACAATCATAGAGGCGCCAATGACTTTGAGGTCTCGTCAATTCGAAACATATTGTTTTAGGGAAGATTTCATACAGTATATGGAACAAGGGGCGAGATGGGTTGCTGCACCTAAACCAATGTTAAAGGATGATTCATACCAAAGAAAAGATTTATCTAAGTTAACATTAACTGAAAAAGAGCCTGTATTCGACGCTGCAAATATTTTACGGTCGAATAATGATATCCTGTATCTGGTGAGTAATACAGGGAATAAGTTGGGAGCGAAATGGCTTCAAAATTTATTGGGGTCAGAATACAAAGTACACGTGTTAGAAAACATGTATTCGTACTCTCATTTGGATTCTACTATAGCTTTGTTAAGAGAGGGTCTATGTCTTCTAAATCCTGCAAGGATAAATGAGAAAAACATGCCTGAGATGTTGAAATCTTGGGATAAAATATGGTCACCTGAAATGGTGGATATTGGTTACCACAAAGTCGAACGAGCTTCTGTTTGGGTTGGTATTAATTTACTTTCTATTGACGAAAACACGGTTATATTAGACAATAGACAAACAGAACTAATTAAAGAATTAAAAAAATATAATATAGATACATTAGATTGTAAGATCAGACACTCAAGAACTTTGGGTGGATCTTTTCATTGTGTAACGACTGAAACATTAAGGGACTAATATGAAAATTTTAATCATAGGGGGTGCGGGTTATTTAGGTATCCCATTATCAAATAGCATGAACGATTGTGATGTTACAGTATATGATAAGTTTTTATATAGTAATATTACATTTTTGAATAAAAATGTAACAATCATTCATGATGATGTTTCTAATATTGAAAAGTATAGAGAGTTATTAAATTCACAAGATGTAATAGTTTATTTAGCATCACCGAGATTATTGGAATTGACAGATGGATCACAATTAATTGAACCAATTTCTCAGTTCAAAAAAACGGTTGATTTGATAACAAATGAAAAAGTTAGATTAATATTTTCGAGTAGTTGTAGTGTATATGGGAAACGGACTGATATTGTTAATGAAAAATCCGATACTCAGATTTCATCTTTATATTCTGAATTGAAAATTTCTTGTGAAAACATTTTATTGTCAAAAAACAATCCAAAATTCAAAATTGTAAGGTTGTCTACATTATATGGTGTAAGTAAATTGAATAGAAATGATGTTTTAATAAACAATTTGATTCAAGACATCAAAGAGGAAAAACCAATAGAGATATTCGACCCTTTGGCAGAACGCCCACATTTACATATTAAGGATTGTGTTAAGATATTGAAAAGTATTATCGAGGGAGACTATAATGATACAATCATTAACATTGGTAAGAATGAATTGAATATTAATAAAATTGATTTAATTGAAAAAATTAAAAGAACAGTTAAACCCGACTTAGAATACGAATTAATTAATAGTGAAGATAGTCGTTCTTATAGAGTAGATTTTTCGAATTTACATGCCCATATACAATTCAATCATATCACTTTCGAAGATGGGATTAGAGAGTTGATGGAGGACAATAAAATTAGTTGTTCTTTGGAAGATTGGGATAGTATCTTCGATTACTACCGGCCAAATGGGTCATCTAAATCTTGGTACTTACGAGAAACAGGTAGGTTTGATTATCCTAAAACATGGGGAGTATGGAATTTGTTCGACATTGAAAATGGTAATAAAGTATGGGATAACAATGTTCTGAGGGAAAATATATTAGTGAATTACGGAGATAACGTAAACTATATAGACAAAATAAATATAGAAAATAAAAAACATTTATATCTTATAAATGTTTATGACAATAACTTTTTTCGTAAAAACAAAGATATTGGATTTAAGTGTATTTCAGAAAAATATTTGAATGATGTAAGAAATCATAAATCCAAAATTGTAATGATTCATCAGTTCGAAGGTTATAGTGGAATGAACATTTACAATAATGATTTGGAAATTATCGATGGATGGATTAAAGAATCAAATTTACCTGATAGTGGGGTTCATTATATACATGGGAACTTGTTAGTTGACGAGGTTAGAAAACAAAGGGGATTAAAGTTTGAGTGCCATCCCGTTTCTATATTTGATTCGTGGGTGGATTACAGATTGTTAAAAAATGAAATTGTTGATTTTAATCCCAAAGATGAAAAGTATTTCTTGTTATCATACAATAGAAATCCAAGACCTCACAGGATTCATTTAGTGAACGAATTAATAAAAAATGGTTTATTTGATATAGGTAAAATTAGTTTAGGAAGATTCGAACCACACGATGAATACGAAGAATTATCTAAAATGACACCGATAGAAATCGATAGAACTTTGGATATAAATTGGGCTGCAAATATTGAGTTACCTGACCACGAGTCTACTTTCATATCATTAGTAACTGAAACATTAATTGATACATCGATTCTATTTATGTCAGAAAAAATTTGGAAACCAATTGTGGCGGGTCATCCTTTTATAGTTTTAGGTAATGTTAACACTTTGTCGTATTTGAAAGACCAAGGATATAAAACTTTCGATAAATGGATAGATGAAAGTTATGATTTTGAACCTGACCATCATAAAAAAATTGATATGGTTATAAAAGAATTGAACAAGTTCAAAACGAAAAGTATTAATGAACTGAAAGAAATCCGAAAAGAGATGTATGAAGTTTGTTTATTCAATAGAGAAAAATTTGTGGAAATAATAAAAAATAAATATGATTATGATGGACATGGTTGGTCAAATAATAAAAAACCAATCGAAGAAATTCTAAAAAGTATTTGGAAAAAAAATTGATTAATGTATGAATTTCGTGTTTGAAGACTTGGAAAATAGTCGAAACTTTGTTCAGAATTGGGTACCCAATAAAACTGGATTTGATAGATTTACAGTTGCTCCATTATATAATCGTATGGTATGTCTTCGTGGATTAAATGAAGAACATAAATTTACATTTCAAGAATTCACATTAAAGAATAAACCTGATAAATACATAATTCCTGTTGGGGTAAACAACGATCCTGAAATGTGGGCTGGAGGAAAGTACTCGGCAGATAAGACAACTCAAAGTCTTTTTGAATTTTTGAATGAAACATACTTGAAGGATTTACGTGATGGAAACGCGTATTTGTTAATTGATTCAAGTTTCGAAGGTTACCATGATGATTGGATTTTTGATTTTTTTCATAACGAGTGCGTTGATTATAGAATATCACCTAATCAAATTTTTTTCGTTACAGGAAATTCTATAGTTAAAGAACGTTATAAACTTTGGTTGGAAATTAATCCACAAAGCATTAAAATGCATCCGATACCATATTCTCATTTCGAAAGTGATGTGTTTGGGGAAATTAGACATTTGGGGTGGGAGAATAAACAATTGAAGACATTTGAGGAACATTTGGAATATAAATTGTCCAACCTTGAAAACATTAAGTTATTCAATAATTTGAATAAAAAAACTCGAGAACATAGAATTTGGTTTTTTGTTAAGTTGTATCAAAACAATTTGTTGGAGAAGGGATTAATAAGTATGAACAAGTTTTCTCCACATTATAGAAATTTTTGTGATATTGAAATTGACCAAAACGTGTTTTCTGAAGTCCAAGATTTACTACCCTGTGACTTGTACGGGAAATCCAATGAATTGTTAGACACTGGATACTACATTAGACGAATCTATGAACAACCTCATTTGGATAGTTGGTTGTCAGTGGTAAGTGAAGCTCAATATGAGGATTCCCAAGGAACCGTTTTCCTAAGTGAAAAAATGTTCAAACCGATATCATGTCATCATCCATTTATTGTTTTGGGAAACCGAAATAGTTTATATGAAATGAAAAAACTTGGATATGAAACTTTTTCCAAGTGGATTGATGAGGGATATGATACTTTACCTGACTCGAAAAGGATGGATGGTATAATAGAGAGTATCAAACAATTCGACAAAGAAAAAAATAAAATTAATATATATAAAGATATGAAGGATGTTTTGATACACAATTATAACATTCTTGAACATAACGCATCGAAAAAACCTCCGTACGCTTTCGATGTTGTGCGGGAAATTTTTATGAAAGATGTCATTGAATATGAACGAAGAAACAAAAGATTCATATAATACGATTGTAGACTTTTTGATAAAAAATTCTGTCTTGAAAAAAGCTGAGTACCAACTCGAAACTATAAATGGAAGACAGAAAAAATGGTTGAATTTGGTGCCGGCAATCTATGTTATTGGTTCCGAAAATCAAATGAATTTTTTTGACAAAGAAGCCGATTCCCAAGGGTTTTTACCTTTGGTAAATTATTTGTATCCAAAAATGATTAATGACCTTTTGGAAACACATTCTACCGATTGCCAAAATATTATCAATTGGATTATTGAACAGTTTGGAGGTCCACCATTTGAGTCCCATATGTATGAATTTTACATTTTTGGATGTCATATTTCTCATGTGATGATATCAATGGATATTGTAAAAAACAATTATGAAAGAGCGTTGATATTTGAAAATGATGCGAAGTTTTATAAATATGTTGAAGATAAAACATTGGATAACATAGTTGAATTATATAATAATGATTTGAATAATGAAATTAGTTTTTTGAATTTAGGATTTCATCTTAAGGAAAACTATCAGGAAGAGTTTAAGTTGTTTAGAGGACAAACTGCGACTGCTCACACATATATAATTAACCAAGAAACTTCGAAATTTTTAGTTGATGGAATAAATCTCAATAATGTAGTTCCGAAAGGAAAAAATAAAACTAATGATGAAAAAGAATTATCATATCGTTGTGGTGCTGATGGTTTTTTTGGTGGATTTGTCGACAATTTTTTTCTAAATTTACCTCTAACGTACCAACAATTTATTGGTACAAATCGAGAACAAAGTTATTTATGAAAATAGGATTTATAGGTGTAGGTAAACTGGGAAAAGATGCCGCAGAAGTTATGGCAAATCATCATGATGTAATAGGTTATGATGTTATTGAGGTCAAACCATCTAATTTCACAATGGTGGATAGTATTCAAAATGTATGTGACAATAGAAATATAATTTTTGTTGCGGTTCCGACACCACACCATCCCGACTACGATGGTCGTTTTCCTACGTCTCATTTACCCAATAAAGATTTTGATTATTCAATAGTCAAAGAAGTACTTTCGGAGGTCAATAAATACACTACCAAAGACCAACTTGTGGTACTAATCTCCACAGTATTACCTGGAACAATTCGACGTGAATTTATTCCTCTTTGTGAGAATTTCAGATTCATTTATAACCCATATCTAATTGCGATGGGTACTGTTAAGTTTGATATGGTTAACCCTGAAATGATTATAATTGGAACTGAAGATGGTTCATTAACAGGAGATGCAAAGTTACTGATTGATTTTTATGATACATTAGTAACAAAGACGACACGATGTGAAGTCGGAACTTGGGACGAGGCCGAAGCGATAAAGATTTTTTATAACACATTCATATCAACAAAAGTCGCTTTAGTGAATATGATCCAAGATGTTGCCGAAAAAAATGGTAACATGAATGTTGATATTGTAACAGGGGCTCTTGAAAGAAGTACACAAAGGATATTAGGGCCTGCATATATGAAGGCAGGTATGGGAGATGGTGGAGGATGCCATCCACGAGACAATATTGCGTTGAGATTTATGTCTGAAAAATTAGGATTAGGGTACGATTTGTTTGATTCAATAATGGAAGCCCGAGAAGTTCAGGCTAAAAATATGGCGATGAGATTGGTTGAGTTATCCAAAGAATATAATTTACCAATTATTATTTTAGGTAAATCATACAAACCTGATGTGGATTATTTAGACGGATCATCATCAATTTTAGTATCTCACTATATTAACGAATTAGGAATTCAAGTTGATTTTGATATTGAAAATCCCAAAACCGCTATATACTTGCTTGCTCATTTTAATAAATTTCATGAATACCCTTTCCCAAAAGGTTCGATAGTGGTTGACCCATGGAGAAAATATTACTCTGAAGAAAACTTAGTGATACATTATGGTAATACTCGATTAAATTGAGTTATAGAATAAAAAAATGATAGAGAAAACATTAAATTTAGTTTATGAATCTTGGAACGGTGACGAACCCATTGCCAATGGGATGAGTAGTTTCAATCAGTTTCTTTTTTTTGATTCAAGAAATTTTTTCGAAACTCATATAATGGAGCCAACAAATCGAAAAGATTATACAGAACGTAAGTTATCCATTAAAGTTTGTAATTTAGATGATGTTAAAAAAAATCCACACGAAAAATTTTTTTGTATTGTGGGAAGTGCATTTTTATCATCAAAATTGATTATGGAAAACAAGTGGAATTTTTTCTTGTTGGATTCTACTTTAGAAGTTATTAGACAAAATAAAAATTTGATTCTGATAATAACTATGGAGCATGAGCCGGCATGTGACACAGAGATAAAATGTACCAAAGAACTTTTGAGAGAAAATGGGATATCAACAAATCAGTTTTACTATGTTACCAATAATTCCTTGAGTGATTTTTTGGGTCAAAAATACGGGGTTAATGCGAAAAAAATCAATTTTATTGACTATTCCTCAACATTTGCTCTTACTGAAGTTAAAGATGTAAACTTTGTGGAAAATAAAACAGGTAAATTCTTCATGTCAAGGAACAAGACCGCTAAACCACATAGATTAAATTTGTTATTTCATTTGATGATTAATAATCTTCTTCAAGATATTAACTATTCAAAGTTATTCACCTATCCCGGAGATGATGTTATGCCATATTATTTGTCATTTGATGAGGCTGAGATATGGCAAAAGGCCGATTTGATTAAATCATTCAACACAACTATTAAAGAAGACGATTATGAAAGTGGTAAAGGGTATTATGATTACAATAATTATGGATTCAGAGGTTTTCATCAAGAAGGTCAATCGACACTTCACTATCCAGAACTCAAAGAAAGTTACGAGAACTCTTATGTTAATATAATTTCAGAGAGTGCTTATGAGTCACAAACTTTCTATCCAGGTGTTATACATACTACTGAAAAATCTTTCAGACCTTTTTTCTATTATCAAATTCCATTGATTTTAGCAACACCTAATCATATCAAACAGTTAAAAAAGAAGTACGATTTTGATTTTTTTGATGATGTTATAGACCATTCCTACGACAGTGAATTAAATGATAAAAAAAGATTTTTGATGTTCATCGATGAAATTAAAAGAATCAACAATAATAAAGAACAAATAAAAGAATTTTATAAAAAAAATAAAGAGAGATTTGAATCGAATAGAAGAAAACTACTCGAAATTGCGTTAGACAAAACTCAGGACTTCGATTTATTTTGGGATTTAATATGAGAACATTACATTTATTTGGAGATAGTTTCACTCAAGGTCATTTGTTAGATGATAGTTTCCCTCGTTATCCAGAGTGGAAAGAATTCAGAGGCGGTAATTTACCTCTTTGTTGGGGGGATTTACTCTCGAACAAATTGGGAATGAAAATGAATAATCATGCGGTTGCGGGAATGTCTAATGTTGAGATTTTTCAAACAGTATGCCAGCGTTCGAATGAGTTTGAAAAAGGAGATATGGTTATCATAAATTGGACTTATCCGCAAAGATTTAGATGGGCTTATCTTTACGACAAACAAAATTTATTTCAATGGAAACGATTAAGTGCTAATCCTGAAAACGGTGAGTATATTTCAGAATCGACTAGAATGGATATTGCGGTGAATAAAACTTTACCTCCATATATTGATGAAGTATATGAGCAAGAAAAATTACTTGTTGAATTTTCTAAATCGAAAGGGTTTCAGTTGTTTTTTTGGTCTGCTGATATCGATATAATAAACAATTTGTCATCAGAAAAATTGAACAATAAGTATTATATATGTCATGAGGAAATTGAAAAATTACCTCTACAAATTCCACCAGAAGCAAACAACCATAGTTTTGTACGTATGGGCCCTAAACGGACTATGTTTGATGTATTTTTTGGACATGGAGGAACTACAATATTTGATGAAACCAATGGAGCTGTTGGCGACGGTCATTTAGGAGAAAAGGGTCACTTCATTCAATATGAACTATTTTATAAATATATTACAAAAAATAACCTAATATGAGTAGAAAAACTTTGTGGACATTCGGATGTAGTTTCACTGCCGAATATCATCCTGTTGGTCACCCCCAACAAAGAAGTAATTATGATGATTATAAAGATTGGAGAGGTGGTAATTTACCAAAAGTTTGGCCAACTGTATTATCTGAAATGATGGATTATGATGTAAATAACTGTGGAGAAGGTGGTGCCGCTAATCAAACTATTTTTTGGAAGTTTATTGATGAACATAAGAAATTTCGAAAAGGGGATTTGATTATTATTGGGTGGACATCACTCTTGAGATTTGTTGCGTATAATGAGAGAGATGGTCATATGAACAATATATTACCATCTTTTATCAATACAAATGGAACACATATTTTTTCTGACCAAACATTAGTAGAGGTATTCAACAATAGATCTCATGCTGAATGGAACACGGAACTTTGGAAATGGATTTCTTTAATAAATTCTTTTTGTCGTCTGAGTGGGGTCAATATATTACATTGGAATTCGGATGATTTATTTTTTAATGAAAAGTTTAATGATAAAGATGAGATTGGAACATTCATCAGAACTCCTAACGGTAGTTTAGATGTATTTGAATTTTCACGAAGATTATATTCTGATGGAAAACACACTATGGAACATGAAACTTCAGGAGATGTAAAGGATTTACATAGTGGTGAACTTGGACATTTATCTCAAGCAAAGTATTTTTATGAATTTATAAAAACAAGAGATGGGATAATATGAGATTAATTTGTTTCGGAGATAGTTGGACTGCGGGTCATGGAATTGAAACTGATATAAAGTATAAAGAAGTTGCTCACCCCGAAAAGTTCATCACAAATTTAAGAAATCAAAATTCTTGGCCGAGATGGGTTGCTCAAAAACTAGACTGTTTATACGTGAATTGTGGAGTTTGTGGATATGGAAATGAATACATACTCAAGGAAATTGAACAATCACTTGATATGGGGTTTATAAACTCTGATGATATCATTATAGTTATGTTTTCCTATCCGTATCGATATACTGCGGACACTTACAATGTTATCGAGATATACCATAAAATAGAAAATGCTCTAACTAGTCATAAACATTTCTATTTCAACTCTTTTTATCCTATGTTTCACAATGAAGATTTTGATTCAAAATCTTTACCAAATTATTTTATTAACCCAAACGATTGTTTATCTGACCTTTTGAACTTATACGAATTAGTTAATAATGTTTCTGTGTGGGAATATGAAAGTAGAAAAGTTTGGAATGACAAAGAAAATATGTTCAAAGGTGACTATCATCCCAATGAGTTGGGATATCGTATTATCGGAGAATATATATACGACAAGATTTACGATTTTTTATAATGGAACATTACGACTTATTGTGTGAATACTTGACCAAGTTTACCGAAAAAACTAAAGGTTATCTCCCACAAGTAAAAAAAGATTCAATATATAATTCGATTATAGTTGAGAATAGGGTTGTCATTAATTTTGAACAGATATTGAAGAACCACATTTATTTCTTAAATAAAAACAACAAAGATGTTAGATGGGGGTTACAAATTTTCCATAGTGAGGGAAACGAAAGTTATATTAAGAATATTGTCAAAGATTGGGACAATGTTTTACTAACTAAACTGGACATCGAAGACATTGATAAAGAAACTCACACAGAATTATTAAAAAGTATTGAATTTTGGGAACTAGTTGAGGGAGAAATAATATTGAATTTTCAAATAGACTCCTTGTTATTAAGAGACAACATAGAAGAGTTTTTAGATTATGATTTTATTGGAGCTCCTTGGTCTAAACCAAAAGAAGGGAAGTTTGTTGGTAATGGAGGATTATCAATCAGAAACAAATCAAAAACTATTGAGTACTTAAAAAAGTATGAAAACGAAAAGGGTGTTTGGGAAGATATTTTTTTTGTAAAACATTTAGACGACCATCAGTTACCTGATATATTAACTGCAATGAAATTTAGTGTTGAAGATATTTTTTACCCACATCCTGTAGGAATACACAGACCAGTCAAAATACCAATTCCTTTACTAAAATTAATATTGGACAAGTCTTTGACTTCAATGGATTAAACTTTATTTTTAATATTATGGGAAAGACATATAATTGGCCACTTATAAACGACAATGTCAGTCGTGAAGATAGGGAGGCTTTATCTGATTTTATATTATCAAACCAAAGATTAACAAACGGGGAAAAGGTTAAAGAATTCGAAAAGATATGGAGTAATTGGTTGGGTGTCAAACATAGTACTATGTTGAACTCCGGTAATTCAGGAAATTTTGTTTCGATTGCAATTGTTAAAGAACTTAAAGGTATTGGTGAAGTTATTGTACCCCCATTAGGGTGGGTATCGGATATTTCATCGGTAGTACAATTAGGTATGACTCCGGTATTTGTTGATGTATCTTTGGATAACTTGGCGATAACCGCAGAAAATATTAAAAGGGCGATAACCAAGAAAACTAAAGCGATTGTTTTGGTACATTGCCTTGGGTTCAATGGGATTAACGAAGAGATTATCAAAATCGCCAAAGAAAATGATATTCTATTAATCGAAGATTGTTGTGAAGCTCATGGGGCAACGTTTAATAATCAAAAAGTGGGCACGTTCGGAGACATTTCTATTTTTTCATTCTATTTTGGGCACCATATTACAACAATAGAAGGAGGAATGATTTGTACCAATAATGAACAAATTTATGAATCCTCCAAGTTATTTAGGTCACATGGTATGACAAGAGAAGTTTCCGAGGAAACTCAGAGCAACTACAGAAATAATTATCCTGAATTAAACCCTATGTTCACGTTTGCGGTTGCGGGATTTAATATGAGAAGTACTGAAATCAATGCTGTTTTAGGGATAGAACAAATGAAACGAATTGATTATAATATCGAAAGACGAAGACATAATTTATCAGTATGGTTTCAAAATTTGGATAAACACAAATTTTATACTGATTTTGATATTGATGGGAATAGTAGTTTCGCGTTACCACTAATAATGAAACCTGATTATAAAGATAGATTTCATATTAATGATGACTATAGTAGTGTTTGTGACGTTTTAGATATATGTGGGGTTGAATATAGATTGGGAACTGCCGGTGGAGGGAACCAGGCTAATCAGCCATATTTAGACAATTTCCCATTCAAGATATCAGGTGATTTAGATGTTGTTAATTATATACACAGTAATTCATTGTATATTGGAAATCACACAGATTTGACTGATGAGCAAATTATAAATTTAGTAAAAAGATTGAATGATGTTTAATAACCAAAAAGTATTAGTAACAGGTGGAGCCGGAATGATTGGGAGGCAACTTGTTAAAAAGTTAGTATTAAAAGGGGCCAAAGTCACTATCGCGGATTTGACAGAGCCAGAACATTTACCCTTCAATGTTAATTTTGTCAAGACTGACTTGAGAAATTTTAATAGTTGTTTGGAAGTATGTAAGGGACAAGATTATGTTTTCCATTTAGCGGGTGTCAAAGGGTCTCCACATATGTGTATGAATCAACCAGTTGATTTTATGGTCCCAATGTTACAGTTCAATACTAACATGACTCAAGCGGCATTTGAATCTGATGTCAAATGGTATTTGTTCACAAGTTCAGTTGGAGTTTATGCTCCGTCTGAAATTTTTTATGAAGAAAGTGTTTGGGGGACATTTCCTTCTCCGAACGACATGTACGCGGGGTGGGCGAAAAGAATTGGAGAATTACAAACTGAAACCTATAAAAAACAATACGGGTGGGATAGGATATCAATAGTTAGACCTGCAAACGTTTATGGACCGTATGACAACTTTAATCCTGCTAATGCAATGGTTGTACCTTCATTGATACGTAAAGCTCAGGAGAACGATGTTTTAGATGTTTTTGGAGATGGGTCTCCAATTCGTGATTTTATTTATGCTGAAGATGTTGCTGAAGGTATGATTTTTACTGTTGAAAATAAAATTACTGAACCTGTTAACTTGGGTTCGGGAGAAGGTAATTCAATTAAAGAACTTGTTGAATTAGTCATCAAACATTCAGGAAAAGACATTGATGTTAAGTGGTATACCGATGTACCGAGTGGTGATAAACAAAGATTGATGAGTATGAATAAGATGAATAAATATGGGTTCAAAAGTTATACTTCATTGGAAGAGGGTGTTAAAAAAACTACAGAGTGGTTTTTGAACAACAAAGACATTTTAGATAAACGATATAATCCATTTGTGAACCATTGATATGAGTGAATTTTTCAAAGGTAAAAAGGTTGTAGTAACTGGCGGATCCGGATTCATAGGTACTCATTATTTAATTGAACTTGTCAAACAAGGTGCGAAAGTTATTACTCATACTCACAAATCTCCATTACAATATACGCATGATAGTATCATTGTTCATGAAAATTTAGACCTAACAAAGTTAGAAGATTGTTTCAAGCTTGTTGAAGGTTGTGATTATGTAATTCATTGTGCGGGACAAATTGCTCATCCTTCCACAGTACCAACTGATGTACAAATTTCATTGAAACAAATCCAAATAATTGGAAATGTATTGGAAGCATCGTACAAATCAAAAGTAAAAAGATTTTTAGATCTTAATAGTTCTACAGGATATCCTGACATCAGAAGACCACTAACCGAAGATGAGTTTTGGGTGGATGAACCTTATAAATCTTACTATGGGTATGGATGGATGAGGAGATATCGAGAGAAGTTGATGGAACACGTTTCACGATTAGGTGAAATGGAAATTTGTATTGCAAGAGGTACTGCGATATTTGGACCTTATGATAACTTCGATTTGAAAACCTGTCATGTTGTGCCTGCATTAATTAAAAGATTATTAAGTGGTGAAAATCCATTTGTAGTGTGGGGGTCACCTGATATTGTTAGAGATTTTCTATATGTTAAAGACGTAGTTAAAGGTGGCCTTTTGATTATTGAGAAGGGAGAATCCATGAGACCTTATAATTTGGGATATGGTGGAGGTATTACTATTGGTGAAATTGTTGATACAATTATAGAAGTAAGTGAATTAAAACCTGATGTAATTTGGGACGATTCTAAGCCAACGACAATTCCTTTCAGAGCGGTGAGTACGGAGAGAATAAATACTGAGATCGGATTTGTGCCAACTTATACTTTCAAACAAGGGATAACTGAAACAATTAATTGGTTTAAGGGCCATGATCGATTATAGGTTCCATAAAAGTGTTTTGTTAATCAATCCGTCTAATAGTTCTATTAATGTGAGAGAGATTAGTGAATTGATAGATAAAATAAAACCTGAAAGTCATGCTATAATTTGGCAACCTTGGGAAGCGTTTGATGAAAGATTTTTGAGTTATCTCACACACGATTACGTAAATAATCCAAATCATTCTGAAGATTATCAAAATTTAGAAGATACTTTATTAAAAAATAATATTAAGTTTTATCTACTTGTTGGTTGTGATTACAGTGATGCATATTCGAATATTAAAACAAATCCAATCAAAAACTTTGAAGTTTTGTTTTGGCCTACCGCATTACTCCATTACACTTTTTATGGGATGGTTAATTTTTATGGTAAAAAACCTTCTGAATTATTCAATCAATATAGACCAATCGATAAACTTTATCTAAATCTAAATAACCATGAAAGGAACCATAGGGCGATATTATTGGATTATTTATATAAATTTGAACTATTTGATTATGGAATAAATACATGGCAACATTCTGAATTCTCTCGATGGGATTTCAAGTATTTCACACCGAGGAAGTTATCATTCGATGATTTTTATGATAAATCTGACGACGTTCCCCAACGTATATTTTCGGAAAAAATACTAAATGCACCTAATTTAATTGATGTTGTAGCGGAAACCTACCCATACCTTGCGTACAATCATGAATTTCCTGAATTGACTAAAGAGTTTATGTTCCATACTGAAAAAACATTTAAGAGTATTTTATTCGGTAAACCTTTTTTAGTATTAGGTGCTAAAGGTCAAAATACCAATTTATATAAGTATAATTTTGGATTATATGGGGATATTTTTGATTATGAATTTGATAAGGCTAGTTTAATCTCTTCAAGATGTTTTGGGATAATTGATAATCTGTACTCGATAAAAAACAAAAATTTTGGGGAAGTCCGAGATAGCGTGATGGGTTTATCACAGTCAAATATTGACACGGCGACGGCAATTGTTTATAATGATGAGTATATTCCAAATCAATTAAAAACGATAATCGAAGAAAACAAAGATGAATATAACATTCTACTTAGGGACTTTGATAGTAATTATGCCGGATCTTTTGAATTGCAGGATAACTGGAGGATAACTGAAAAAATCTTCAAAGAAATATATCAATGAATGTATTAATCACAGGTGTTTTAGGGATGGTCGGATCTCACATGGTTGATTTTCTTTTAGAAAAAACAACTATAAAAATCTATGGGTTTTGTAGGTGGAATGAATCTATGGATAACATCGAACATTTAACTGATATCATTAATACCACAGATAGAATTAAGTTGATATATGGAGATTTGAATGACTATAGTTCAATTGTAAACGCGATAGATATTTCTAAACCTGACTATGTTTTCCACCTTGGAGCACAATCCTATCCACAAACTAGTTTTGATTCTCCGATTGAAACATTACAAACAAATATAATTGGTACCGCAAATTTATTAGAAGCGCTTAGAAAATCTCAGTATAAAGATGCTCTTATACATGTGTGTGCATCAAGCGAAATTTTTGGTAGGGTTAGTAAAGATAAATTACCCATCAATGAGGAGTGCTCGTTACATCCTGCATCTCCGTATGCGATATCTAAAGTGGGTACAGATTTGATTGGTCGGTATTATGGGGAAGCTTATAACATGAAGGTGATGACTACCAGAATGTTTACACATACAGGACCGAGAAGAGGAGATGTATTTCATGAATCAACATTTGCAAAACAAATCGCAATGATAGAATATGGATTACAAGAACCAAAAATATTTGTGGGTAATTTGGACTCACTTAGGACATACGCCGATGTTAGGGATGCTGTCAGAGCATACTGGATGTTATTAAATATTAATCCATCTGCAGGTGCATATTATAATATTGGGGGGTCTTATACTTGTAAAGTTGGTGATACGTTGAATTATCTATTATCAAAATCTACGGTTAAGAATATAGAAGTAGTAGTTGACCAAAATAGATTACGGCCCATAGATGCGGATTTACAAATACCTGACACAACTAAATTCAGAGAAATGACTGGATGGGAACCCAAAATAACCTTCAATCAAACAATGGATGACCTATTAGAATATTGGAGAGAAAGAATAAATAAAGGAAGAAAATTTTTGAACAGATAATATGGAGAAGAGAAAATACTTACCAACACTTGCCGAGTTAATTGATAGACTCAGTATTTCACAATTAAAAGAAGTTTTTATTCCCGAACACAAAGAGGAATATGCTCAAGAAATTAGAGACATCGAACACGACATTGATTTGATTCTTAAAGAACAGAAAGGTGTTATTGATGCAAAGACCGTAAGGTCTATTGTTGTTTTAGCTCAAACAAACTTACACATTTGGCATAATGAGTCCAACTATCGTAAGGGAATCAAAGAAGGTAATAATTTGGAGTTGACACATGGATTAAATGGAGTTCGTAATACTGCAAAAAATAGAATACAAGAAATTGTAGGTGGTAGAAAAGACTATAAAACTGATTGTTTGGCTGCGGAGTTTAAGGATTGGGGTATTAGTTGGGAGTAACTAAGTTAATATGTTAGATAGAGTTAAACAGGAACTGAACGAACAGGGATATTCTGTAATCGATAATTTTTTACCCAATGATTATGCAAATAATTTACATGAGTTATTTGTTAATGCGAACACGTGGGAAAAAACTTTACAGGAAAGAGAAAATCATTATTCGCATGTATTCAAAACTGAGTCATCAACATTACCAAAAGAAACCGAGGTTTATACTTCTAGTTTCAGTAGGTCATCTGATTTGGAGAAAGATGATTACATATCGAAAATATTCGAAGATTACTTTATTGATGCCCTTGAAAAAGTATCACCATTTATCTTGAATCAGTTTGACATAAGATGTTATAAACTTGATAGTGGAGACCATTACAGAATGCACATGGATGACTATGCAGGAAAAATTAATTTAATCTATTACGTAAATAAAGAGTGGATTTGGGATTGGGGTGGTATTCTTAACATTTGTTCTGAAGCAGATGAAGAGTTTAACCAACAAATTTTTCCTAAATTCAATAGAGTAGTATTATTGAATAATAAAGTTTTCAGACAACCTCATTTTGTAAGTTCAGTTGAAAGTTATGCGAAAACGCCAAGGTTTAGTATAGTATCCTTTAACAAGTAATTTTATTAAAATATATGATAAAAAATTTAGAACAGTATCCAATAGTTAGAGAACACAACTGGAATGAAGAAGAACTTATTCATTTTGAAAATAAAATAGTTGAAAGTTGGGAAACTGGTAAAATACGAGGCCCTGTTCATTTGAGTGGAGGTAATGAAAAACATCTTATTGAAATCTTCAAAAGAATTTCAGAGAATGATTGGGTATTTTCTACATGGAGGTCTCATTATCATGCTTTACTTAAAGGAGTATCACCTGATTGGTTAGAATCAGAAATTTTGGATGGGAGATCGATTAGTATCATCAATAAAGAAAAAAAATTCTATAGTTCGGCGATTGTCGGTGGAATAATTCCAATTGCTACTGGCGTTGCAATGTCTAATAAACGAGATAATAAGAATGAAATTGTTTGGTGTTTTATTGGGGACATGACTTTTGAGACAGGTACTTTTATGGAAAACTACAAATATATAAAAAACTTTGAATTACCTGTTAGATTTGTTGTTGAAGATAATGGAGTTTCTACAAATACTCCAACAATCGAAACATGGGGCAAAAAAGAGGAAATACCTAATGAAGTAGTTTACTACGAGTATGAAAAACATTGGCCTCATTATGGAACAGGTAAGTGGGTTGTATTTTAATTGAAGATTATGAAGTATTTTAATTTATTGTTTGATAGTAATATCGAAAACGAAAAGGAACATATTTTTAACACTTTGACCGCTAACAAAGTTGACGGGATTAAAATGATTGATATAAATAATTTTGAGGTTGACTCCGAACAAAAATATTATTCATTTACAATAACAGGAACTTATATGGAAAATTTCCAATCACTTCCTGCATCCTCAAAAGTAAAAGAGTTAATGAAATTATACTCCAATTGTTTTCTTGTTATTTTAGCGGAACATGAGTCCGACAATGGAAACGTAATAAAACTTATCGAAAAATATTGTAATGAAGAATCGATTAATTCGAATCAGATAATTGCAATCAATGGAAATCAGAAAATAAAAAAATTAATCAATGAGTTGAATAGTAAAGTTGTTGGACATACTTCAAATAGATTACCTTATGTGGCGGTCGAAGGAATGACCTCATTCAAGTACGAATTTCAAAAAGATAAAGAATCATTTTTTATGTGTTATAACAGAATGTTAAAACCACATAGAGTGTCTCTGTTAGCTTTACTGAAACGAGAAGGGATATTAGATGAAGTTGATTGGACGATGTTACGAGGTAATGAATTAAACGAACGATTCTCTGATCCAGATGGAACACCATCATACAACTTATTTTTTGAAGTTTTTGATAGGGACGATTTCAAAGAATATTATAATGAAATATTGTTTCTTCAAAAATCAGGGATTAAAAAAAGTAGGTTTGAAGAAGATTATAGAGTTGACCAGCCACCTTACTTCATTGACTTTTATAAAACATATGAAATGAATCCTTATAGAAATTCATATGTTAATATTGTTACCGAAACTGGTTACATATCCACAGATGTAATCCATATTACAGAAAAATCATTGATGCCAATTTATTATTCTCAAATTCCTTTGATATTGGCTAATTTTGAACATAATAAGTTCTTGAAAGAAAGATATGATTTTGATTTGTTTGATGATATTATTGATTATTCTTATGACAATGAAAAAGACCCGAGAAAACGGCTTTTTATGTTTGTTGATGAAGTGAAAAGATTAAATTCTATCAAAGACGAAATAATTAATTTTTATAAAAATAATCAGGAAAGATTTGAACTTAATAAGAAAAAAGTTACGAGTATATTACAAGATGAAACTGATTATAAGTTTTTCAAAAGTTTAATATAATGGAATACAAAGATTCATTAACAATCGCAATGACCAAGTTAGGAAAAATGGATGATACTATTTTTCTTGGACAACAGATATTATTTCCGGGAAACCCGATGAGTTCAACTTTGGTCGATGTTCCAAAAGAAAAAATGGTTGAATTACCGGTGATGGAAGATTCTCAAATGGGAATGTCTTTGGGTATTGCAATGACAGGAAAATTTGTGATTACATTTTATCCGAGATGGGACTTTTTGATTTGTGCGGCTAATCAATTAATAAACCATGTTGATAAGATGGAATTAATGAGCAATGGTCAGTGGAAACCAAATATGATTATTAGAGTTGGTAAAGGATCGGAAATACCTTTGAATCCAGGCCCTCAACACAGAAATAATTATTTCAAAGAGTTTCAGTCAATAACTCAAACAATAAAATTTTTTGATTGTTTGACTGCGGATGATGTTAAAAACGCTTATGACCATGCAATAAATGAGGGAGGGATAACCTTAATTAACGAATATCCTGAAAAATATAATTCATAATGTACGTACTTGGCATTTCATCCTTTTATCACGATTCATCCGCCTGTCTATTCAAAAACGGGGAGTTGGTGTTTGCTTGTGAAGAGGAAAAATTTACGGGAATCAAACACGACAGTTCTTTTCCAATTAATACGATTCAACATATTTTCGGATATTATAACATAACCTATGATGATATTGAAATGGTTTGTTATTATGAAGACCTCAATCTGAAACTAAAAAGAGTATTGAGTAACATCAAGAAAAACTTTTTTACGTCACCGAAATATTCTTTGAAATCTTTAGTTAAAATCTTAAAAAATATATCAGATGTAAATAAACATTTGAAGCCATTTAAGGGAAGAGTATTTTACTCCGAACACCATTTGGCACATCAGTATTATTCTTTTTTCACTTCCGATTTTGAAAGGGCAATCTGTTTATCTATTGATGGTGTTGGTGAAATTGACACATTATCTTTTGGTTTGGCGGATAATGATGGAATTGAATATCATGATTTGGGTAAATATCCACATTCATTAGGACTTTATTATTCTACAATGACTTCGTATTTGGGATTCAAACCAAATGAAGGAGAATATAAATTAATGGGATTAGCGTCATACGGAGACCCTAAAGAGTATATTGAAAAAATTAGAAGTTTAATAGAATTCAAAGATGGAGAATTAATCTGTGATATGGATGTTTTTTGTTGGGATAAGTCAGAAAAATTGATGTTCAACGAAAAACTAATAGAACATTTAGGTATTTCACCAAGATTAACTGAAGAAGAAATTACTACAATTCATCAAAATTTAGCAGCGGCAGTTCAACTAAGATACGAAGAAGTTTTATTTGATATTATCAAAAGTTTGAAAAATCTTGGTAGTAATAATCTTTGCTTAGGAGGTGGTTCGGCGTACAATGGTACTGCGAATGGGAAGATAGTATCCAATTCTGAGTTTGAAAAAATTTGGATACCAGTCGCACCATCTGATGCTGGATCCTGTGTTGGAGCTTGTATTCATTACCTTGTACAAAATAAAAAATTAACAAAAAGAGTTACCAAGAATCCTTTTTTGGGACCAAAGTATGATGTTGAATTTTATATGGGTCACATTAAAAATTTGAACTTTTTTGAAATTCACGATTACAATATATTAATAAAATACGTAGCCAAAAAAATCCATGAAGGTAAAGTAGTTGGGTGGTATAGAGATAGAATCGAATTCGGAGCAAGAGCATTAGGACACAGGTCTATTTTAGCCGACCCTACTGTACCCGATATGAAATCCAGAATTAATAAATTGATTAAGAAAAGAGAGGGGTTTCGTCCTTTTGCCCCTATGGTTATTAAAGAGAAACAGAATGAGTTTTTCTACACAATTGATGATGTACCATACATGAATCAAATTGTTAAAGTTAGAGAAGAATACGCAGATAAATTATCGGCAGTTGTTCACGTGGACGGAACGTCAAGAATTCAAACTGTATATGAAAATACTGTTATTCACGACTTATTAATTGAGTTTGAAAAACTAAGTGGGTATCCAATTATATTGAATACATCATTCAACGTTAAAGATAAAACAATGGTACTGAATCCGTTTAATGCAATAGAAACTTTCAAGGATACTGACTTGGACTTGTTAGTTTTAGATAATTATATAATACACAAAATACTATGAAGAAAATTATTGACTGGTTTTTGAAAAAAATTAAAGACCGCAAAAGGAAAAAAGAATTAAAAAAGAAAATTGAAGAGTTGAAAAAGAGAGACCCTTTTATTTACAACCATTAAATTTGATTTTTAATCAAATTATTTTATTATTAAAACATGGTATCGTTTTCAAAAGAAGAGTGTGATAAGATAATAAAATTAACTCAAGAAATTGAAGGTACTCATCGAGATGCAAATAGTATACATGTTGAAAGACCAAGAGAAAAAATAACATATACGTATTACAACATTTTTAGAAATGAAAATGTCTCTTGGATTTTTGATAAAATAACTGAATTTTTGCTTTTAGATGAGAATGTTGAAATAGTCAAACCGTTTGAAGTAATACATTTACACAAATACGAGTCCGGAAATCAATTTGAAAGACATAGTGATATATACTATCCTAATCAAAAATTAAATGTCGGAGTTTGTTTGAATGATGACTATGATGGAGGTGATTTTATTTTGTATGGACCGAAAGAGATTATTCCGAAAAAAGCGGGGACGATATATTCTTTCAGAAATACTAGAGAACACGAGGTGACCAAAATTGAAAATGGGATTAGATATTCACTAATAATATTTTTATTCAAGGAAAATATCAAAGAACCAGTTAGTTTGATATGAGGATAGGAATAACAGGACACAGTGATTTCTTAGGAAAAGGGTTGTTTGATTTGTTGGGAAAAAATCATGAAGTTATCGGATTTTCAAGAAGTAATGGATATGACTTGAAAAATTACGAAAAAATATTGAATGATGTTGTTGATTTAGATGTTTTCATAAATAATACTTATCATCCGAGTTACCAACAGAAAATATTCGAAGAACTTTTCGACCAGTGGAAATACAAGGATAAGACAATTTTCAACATTCTGACATCGGCCATTTTTAATAATGGAAGTTTTGACGATTATCGGGAAAGTAAGTTAAAGTTACAACAATCCTCTTTGAAGATGATTAATTCAAATCTCGATAAAAAAGTGAGAATTGTTAATTTATATCCGAATACTTTGGAACACAATAAAAGAGTTGGTTTTAATAAGGTTAATTTTTCTGAAATATACGATGTTATCGATTTTCAGTTAAAATTACCGCAAAGTTTGGAACTAACTCACATTTGTATTTCGAGAACTACAACTTCTAAGGGCAAGACCCTTTTGTAGAATAACATAAACAGATTAAATCCTTGCAAGATATTTAATATATAACCAAAAAGATTATGAAAGGAACTTTATTTTCGGCTGACTTTGTTAAAGACACGAATGATAATTTAAGATTATTGGAGTTTAACACCGATACAAGTATCGTTGGTAATGAATTATATAATTTCGATTTTACCGAATTTATAAGTGTACTTCAGACAAATAACATTACTCAACTTGATATTGTATATAAGCCTTTCATTCATGATAAAATTGTAACTCATATTTCAAATACTATAACTGCTGACGCACCATTTGTTACGGTTATAAATTTACATGATGAAGATATTAATACAATTTATCCTGCGACGATTCCTGACTCAAGTGATAAATTTATACTGAGATTGGCTTATGACGAGTCTGCACTTTTTGATAGTACCTATTGTAAAGGTACTGTAGAACTTCTTAATTTATTTACGTCAAATAATGAATCATCCAAAGTAGTTTCGTACTTTTATTCGTCCTCAACAGAATCTAACAATAGTTTAGATTCAATAATTAATTCACCAAATGTCCCTGATGTTGCGGTTAAGGACATGATTGAACAATTCAATCCAATAGATTTTTATAAAATAGGTTCTACTGTTGAAGGTGAAAGTGACGAGGACAGATGGGCATCTTTTTTAAGTTCAATAAATACCGAAAATAAAATTATTCAACAATATCATTATGGGCCTTCTAGTTTAGATGAGGATGATCATATCATCTCGGTTAGAAGTTTTCATATTGTGTATGGAGGTAATTTAGATATAATTACATTACACAATTATAAGATTAGCTCAATATTCGAATTGCCAACCAGTATTCAATCTGAAGTTGATGATACTCAATATGTTAATAAAATATCTGACCATCATTATTATGAATACACCACAAATTTCATAAAATTGGATTGTGGTGGACTATTGTCAACTCATCAAATTTTAATGGAGGATGAGGAGTATAAGCCGATTGCAGATGTTGGTGTCGGAGAATTTATTAAATCGTTTTTCATTTCAGGGTCTCCTCAAGTTGAAATAAATTCAGAAATTATGAATTGGACATTTGAAGGACAATATTTTCCCGAAGGGTCTTATATGACTACATCTGAAGTTGTTTTTAAGGATGAGAAACAATTGAAGTATGGGGGGTTAGTTGAAATCGTGGTTGATTCAGAATCTAAATTTATCGGGGCAAATAAACACTTTTTAGTTTATGATTCTTCCACAAACATTTCCAAATATAAACTTTCCGTTTATTTGAGACCTGAAGTTGATTATTTGTATGACATCGATGGCGATTTGATTGGGATCGATGAGGTCAATTTTTATGTCACTACGGATACTAGTTTGAAATTAGTAGAACTTGACGCTGAAGATACTGATACCTATATTATTAGTGGGTCAACACCATTCAACGGAGTAATTTCACATAACGCACCTTGTTTTGTTGCTGGTACAAAAATAACTTTGGAAGATAAAACACAAAAAAATGTTGAAAATATTCAAATTGGTGATGTAGTTTTATCTTATAATTTTAATACCTCTATGGTTGAAAAACAAAAAGTTAGAGGTGTTGGTTCTAGAAAAGTTGACAAAACAGTAAAGTATACATTCGAGGATGATACAATTTTGGAGTCAACGTTGGACCACCCAATTTATTCACGTCAAATCGGTTGGATATCACAAGACCCTAAGTATACACTTAACGTTTATGGGTTGACCACTAGACAAGCTGAAGTCGGAATTAAAATCCTTAAGGAAGATGGTACAGAGTCCCTTATTAAATCAATTGATATTATTTCAGAGGCAGTAATTGTTTATAATGTAAAAGTAGTGGAAAACAACCATAACTTTTTTGCAAACAATCGATTAGTACACAATCGTTGTTTTGTTGCGGGTACCAAAATAACTTTACTTGATGGAGAATACAAAAATATTGAAGATGTTGTTGTTGGGGAAAAAGTTCTTACTTATAATGAATTGACTGGAGAAACTGAATTAGGTATTGTTGGTGATTTGAAAATACATAATGTTGAAGATGTTATTGATTTGGTATTTGATGATACGACATTATTAACTACAACTCCTGAACATCCATTCTTCGTAAAAGAAAAAGGTTGGGTTGAAGCGAAAAATCTTCAAGAAGGTGATGTATGTATTAAAGATGATAAAACTGATATAACCATTATTAGTGTTAAAGAAGATGTAAGCTCACATACTGTTTACAATCTATTAAGTGTTTCGGAAAATCATAACTTTTTTGCAAATAAAATTTTAGTTCACAATAAATAATAAAAACATGACAAATCCATCATTATATAAGAAAGTAACTATGTCTCAAGTTGAGACAAGAAAAACAAGTGCTTTAAGTCAAACTGAAAAAACACAAGTCAATCAAACAGTTGCCAAGTTTTTTGAATTGTTTATTGCAAAGCATATGTAATGACTCCCTTCGAGTATATATCTACCAAAATTTTTGTAAGGTTAAAACCAAGTAGAGTCCAAGGAATTGGTGTATTTGCAATCAAAGACATTCCATCTCAAATTAATCCATTTGAAGTTTGGAATGGAGAAACAGGTTTGTATCCAATATTAGAATCTGAATTACTTCTATTACCTAACGAACTTTATACTCATATCAAAGACATATTTTTATATGGACCTGATTTTCCGTCAGATAACCGTACCTATGTAAAGTTGACAAAAGGATGCCATTGGATTTATACTACACCATACTACTTTATTAATAGTGGATTCGATAAGTCCAACATAGATAAGGACACATTCCTTACTAACCGAATAATATATAAGGGCGAAGAATTATTGAGTAATTATGGGAGATACGAGCGTTTTAATAAAAAAGATTTACTATAATGTATAATACACATGAAAGATGAAGTAGTCGTTTTTACGGATAAAAATATTCATTTTAAGAATAACCCGAGATCTATTGTTATGGATTCTGCATCAAAATCTTTGATGGAAATGTACTCATATATAGTTTGTCAAAATGGGGGTAACGTTTTAGATGTTGGTTTTGGTATGGGATTTTCTGCAAACAAAATGAGTAGTTTAGCTAATCATTATACCTGTATTGAAATTAATCCTCAGATTTATGAAAAAGCTCAAAATTGGGCTAAAAACAAATCAAATGTAACCATTATATTTGGAGATTGGGTGGAGGTTATCCCAAAACTTAATCAAAAATTTGATGGAATATTCATGGATACACATGACGATATCAATTACGAAAAATTTGAAGATTATTGTAAAACTATTGCTAATGATAATTGTATTTTATCGATTTTTAATTATTTTACATTTAGAAAACAAAGTGAGTTGAATTATTATGAATATAAGATTGACCCACATAAATTTACAAAAATAGTTACTCCAATTCATACGATTAACTGGACTTATTTTAAGAATGGAATTTTCGTAAAGGGAGATGGTATTATAAAATTCAAGTCACCAACATCTATCATATGACGCCAATAAAGTTATCTGAAAAGTTCACAATATATAAAGGGAAGTACAATAATGAGTATTCTATTGATGAATTTTTGAAATATGTTGAGTTAAATGATGGAATGGCAACACATACCAATGATAATTCTGTTTGGATAGAAATAGAAACGGAGTGTTTTCAATCGATAAATTCATATATTAAAAATCAAATAGAGAATATATCTAATAAAAAATTCACCAATTATGCTCAACATTATTGGGTGTATACTCAAAAAAAAGGGTTCAATTTAGAATGGATGCATCAACACATTCAAGTTCATCCTTCTGGTAGGTCAAATATTTTAACAGATTATACTTTCACGTTTTATTTACAGACAACAGATGAAATAAGTGGGGATGAAGGATGTATAGTATTTGAAGACGAAAATAAACAAAGATATAAATTTTTACCTGAAGTTGGGGATATATTTATATTTCCAGCAGACATACGACATACTGCAATACCGACTCCAAACTCGGAAAAAAAGAGGATAGTTTATGCTGGAAGTTTTTGTATCGATATACTCAATCAAAAACAAATAGAGAAACAAATCATATGAAATCAATTGAAGAAAAAATTTTATTGAGTCATAGTTTGTGTGATTATTTCATTCAATACTTTGAAAGTGGAGTTTTGGATGTTATTGAAAGGGGGAGGAGATATGGTAAATGTGGGCAAGAAGGGCTAGTATCACACGAAGATATACCCGAAGAGTTTTTTTCTATCTTTCCTGAGTTGAATCTAAAACCATTTACATTCTCAAATGAAGAACAGGTTCATAACTTATTGGTAAGGAAATATGTCGTTGGAGATTCTTTCCCTGTTCATAGGGATAATAATGTTCTTAATTATGATTCTGGTGACAAGGAAAGAGGGGAAAGATATAGGTCGTATATTATCCAATTGTCTGAACATGGATCTTATGTAGGGGGTGACTTGATGTTTGAAGATTATATTGCTAACTCCTCAAGAGGAAATTGTATCAGTTTTGACTCAAAAATACCACATTGGGTTAGTGAAGTTACTGAAGGTGTAAGATACTCTATGGTATTTTGGGTGAAAAAAAGTGATTTAATGATACCTCAACAAATTATATAATGATTATGAAATTGACAAATGAGCAGTGTGACGAAGTAATATCATGGATTTCCTATTTTGGTAAATCTAATGTTAGATATTGCCCTGATGTTTGTTCACCTGCGGGATTACATAAATCTAGATTAGATTATAATATTTGTGAAGTCAAACGAGAAGAGTCGACACAATGGTTTTTCGATTTGATTTCTGATTTTTTGAAAGACGAGTATCCAAACAATAAAATAAAAGAAGGCAACTATTTTTATGCTCATGAATTTTTTACGGGTGGTAAATTTACCAAACACGTTGATAGAGAAAGACAAAATGATTGGGCCTTAATCATTGGAGCCAAATTAAATGATGATTTTGAGGGAGGTGAACTTATCACCTATAATCCTGATGGAAAGTTGGCGACAGAAAAGGGATTATTATATAAAATGGATTCTGAAGTTCTTCATGAAGTTACCGAAATCACCAAAGGTACACGATATTCTTTTGTTTATTTTATAACTTATAAAGAATTAGGAACTGAAACAAAACTATTTTAACAATGATAAAATATATTCCATCTTTTTTAACTTCTGATGAAATTAATTATTTCATGGATATTTTCCACAATGAAGATAAAAAATATTATGGGGATGAATATTATAAATTTTATTTTGTTGATTTAATGGGAAGAGAATTAGAAGTAAAAAAGTTCTCAAATTTTTCTTTCAAAAAGTTCAGAGTTCAAATGGTGGATGACAGTATTAATCAGGTTGAAATTCCACACTTGCATCATAATCCATGGTCTTTCATTGTTTTTCTTAATGAAGATTTTACGGGAGGTGAGCTTATTTTTGACAACAATGAATTCACTCCAAAGGTTGGAGATATGGTATATTTTAGCGGAGAAGAATACCATCGAGTAAATAATTGTGTTGGAAAAAGGTATACTTTGATTGGGTTTATGATGAATAATCCTCTTGATGTAGAAAGCCAAAGAAATTTTTTATAAAATGATAGAAAATTTCTGTGTGTCTATTAGATACGAAAAATAAATTGAGATAATTTTATGGTGAAAAAAAATTTATTAAAAAATTATATTTGTGCGGTTCCCTTCACTTCTATAGAAATTCATGACCATCAAAGATTTTTATGTTGTGCGTCATGGTTAACTAAATTTTTACCTGAAAATACTAAACCATACGACGCATGGAATTCAGAAGAAGCAAATGATATTCGAGATAGTATATTAGATGGGTCATATAGATATTGTGATCATAATCATTGCCCGTTTATACATCAATTGAAAACCTTTGGAGATGTTGGTAGAGTCTATCCTCTTTACCACAAAGATAAATTAAGCTCTAATTTAGATATAAAAATAAAAAAATATAAGGAAGGAAAATTAACTTCGCCACAGTTAGTACAATTTTCAATGGACAGGAGCTGTAATCTTGAATGTCCTTCATGTCGATTAAATATGATTATTGCGGACAGTAATAAAATAAAAAAAGTAAAACAAGACATACAAGATATTGAAGATGCATATGGAAACGAGGTGAATACATTATATATAACGGGTAGTGGAGATCCATTTGTGTCAGTTGGTTTTAGAGATTTTTTAAGAAATTTTGATAAATCCAAATGGCCAAAACTGAAATCAATTCACTTACACACTAATGCTACACGTTGGACTAAAGAAATGTGGGAATCGATGCCGAACATACATCAATATGTTACAAGTTGTGAAATTAGTGTTGATGCAGGAACTAAAGAAACCTATGAAACAAAAACAAGAATAAATGGCAATTGGGATATATTATTAGATAACTTAAAGTTTATTTCAACAATACCAACTTTAAGGACCATAAAAACTTCATTTGTAGTTCAACAAAAAAATTATAAAGAAATGAAGTTATTCTACGATTTGATGTATTCTATTTTTGGTGAAAAGGTAAATGTGTTTTTTGGTAAGATAACTAATTGGGGTACATTTAGTGAAGAGGATTTTTTATTAGAACAAATTTGGAATGAATCTCATTCGGAGTATAATGAATTTATAAAAGAAGTTAATTCTTTCTTACCAAACAATTATAGTTGGAGTAACCTACAAGAATTTATTACGCCTGTTAAAACTTTAATATAATGAATCAAACCTATTACCCCTGTGTAGATAATTTGAAATATTGGACACCTGAAGGATTTGAAATTTCGAGCTATAAATGGAATTTATCTGAGAAGGTCAACAAGTCGTATCAAACATCTGGATCTGACAAAACTCGTTTATGTACCTATACATATAATGAATTGGGGTTCAGAGGAGACTCTATTCATAAAGACGGATTTAAGATAATGAGTATTGGGGACTCAAATACAGAAGGGGTTGGTGTTAATAATGATGAAACGTGGCCGGCTCAATTTTCTAAATTAATTTCGAATGGAGTAAACCATAATTTTGGTATGGGAGGGAGAAGTAATGATTACATATCAAGATGTTTGATAACTTATTATGATTTTATCAAACCTGATTTAGTTTTGATTATGTATACTTCTCCACAAAGAAGAGAACTATACACCAAAGATGGAGGATTAGAACCATTTATGATAACTTCACAGTGGGGTTACACAGAGGAAACTGAAGAGGGAAGAGAAATCCAACATAGTTTAACAACGATTCAGAATGATTATCAAGATTTTATGAATTGGTATAAAAATCACCTCTTAATAAAATATTTTTTAGAATCCAAAAAATGTAATTGGTTGTGGAATGGATGGATGGGTATTCCTACAACACATAATGAGTTCAATAGGTTTGATGGGACATATGGGTCATTCATAGATGATGCGGTTGATAATATTCATCCGGGACCGAAACACAATCAAAATTATTCAAAATCATTATTGAATCACATTTATTCAAACTTCAGAAATTACGTACCAAGTAGTTTGATTTAATTTCTATTATCGATATAAATCATAATTTCGTTGTAATAAGGAATAAAATTTTCATTCCAAATTGACCAAGTAATGTCAATACCATCAAATGAATATACTTTGAAGTTAGGGAAAAATCTTAAATAAACATCTCTAAATATTCTGAACTTTTCCTTCATCCATTCTTCTCTTAAATGCCATTCACCTGAAATTTTTCTCACATTATTTTTAATCCAAAACAAATTTTCCAAAGTGAAAATGTCGTATTCTCCAGTTTCACAGTCAGTTTTTAAGAAATCAATTTTTTTAATATTGTAATCTTGGATTACTTTATTAAATGTGGTTGAATAAAGTTTATGATTACCTGAAACATCAAATACTTCTGAAAATTCGAATTCTCCAATGGTGTTGGAAATACCTTTGTTTATGTGAGTAACATTTCCATGTCTGGTGTTCAAAACTAATGTCTTGAATTCTTCAAAACTTGGTTCAAAGGCAAACACCTGTGAAGGATTTTTGTGTAAAATAGAATAGGTGAATGGACCAAGACTCGCACCAATATCAAATACCACATCTCCCTCTTCAACTTCAAAAAATCTTTCGTAAATTTTATCCACGAAAATTTCTTTTTCAACGGTTTCTCGGAATCCTTCATAACATTTAGGTTCCCAAACAAAGTTTTCTAAATTCATATTAATAAGTGTTGTATTTTATTTATTACCATTTCTGGTGTTATTGATGTATGACATTCAAATTGTCGGTTTGTTCCTTTGTGAACTGGACACCAATTCCAATCTCCTTTATCAAATTTATATATAGGACTATTCCAACATCCGTTACAAACATTTGGATTTGTTATTCTTGTACAGTTAGAAGTAAATTCGTGGTCAGGTTCTGTGAAATTACTAATCATCACAACGTGTTTACCCATTGCCCAAGATAACCAAGATAATCCGCTGGATAACCCAATGAAGAATTCACTGTGATGGATGACATTCATTGTATAATCCATTGCAGTATCTTTTATTTTTTCACAGTTGTCAAATCGATTGTTTTCTTTAGATACATTGATAACTTTATATCCGAGAGAATGAAGATAATTGATAAGGCCTTGCCATCCCTCTTTTGTCCAAAACTTACATCCTGCGGTTGAGTTGGTGGCAATTGTAACATATTTTTCTTCATAAGGTCTTTCGAGAATTTTATAAGAGATTCTTGGTTTAATCTCTTTATAAGGTAGCCCCAATATATTTGTTGCAGCTTGTTGTAACGGAATTGTATTTGGTAAGGTAGGTTCTCTATTGTTATCATAAAACCACCCAAGATTATATTGCCCGTGAATATTATGTACAACACTTCCTGGTTCAACAAATTCCAATTCAGGATAAGCTTCGCGGAATAAATGGTTCCAATATGTCGAAACAATCACCTCACATTTATGGGTATTTTTGAATTCTAAGACATAAGGTATCCATGATACAGTATCTCCTAAAGAACTACTATCAAAATTTATGAAAACCCGTTTGCTTTCATAATTTAGGGTTTCGTCATAGATTAAAACTTTATCCTCAAGGATTTTTGTATTCCATTTAGTAAAGTATTTCCGATTTAATTTAATCCAATGGTTTGATTTTATCGTATTATGATAATTACAGACACCGAACTCGTCAAAAAACTTAACATCATATTCACTATCACTTTGACCAACAATTTCCAAGAAAGGTTCGTTTATAAAAAATTGTTTAATCTGCACTTTGGTATTACTTTTTGTTTTTTTTCTTGGTTCTTGAGTTAGTAAGAATTTATATAGATTATAATGTTTTACTGCAAATTCTTCAGTCATACCATCTAAAATTTGATAGTCACGACTTGAGGAAATCAATCTACGTAAATTGTTGACATTTGTGGGAATGTCATCAGTAAGAGGGGTAATCAATCCATTAAACATGCCGACATATTGTGGAAGGTCTCTTGCAATAATTTTCAAACCTAATGATGCTGCTTCGCGTATCACAAGAGGATTACATTCCCAAGTTGAGTTGAACATCAAAATATCTGAAGCTTTCATGAATGTATCTACATCACTTCTTTCTCCCCAAATTCTGACGTTTGATGGTAGATCGGACATCAAGGGTTTCCAGTAACTTTCAAAGTTTGATGCTTGATTACCTACGAAATGAAACTCAACATTTCCTCCTTCAAAATGTTTGGCAATTTCAATTCCTTCTCTTTGATTTTTACCCGAAGTCCAAAGTCCAACATTAATTATGTGTACTTTTGAAATGTCCAATCCTAATTCCTCTTGTGCCCTTACTTGTTCAACTCTAGATCGAAATCTATTTTCGATTGGGAATTCAAAAACTTCCATATGTGAAGGCATTTTCTTGAATGTTTTTTCCAAGTGGTAAGGAGTACATAATGCGTAAGCGTCAGGATGAAATAGTTTGGAAGATTCTGGATCGAACCAAATATTATGACAGGTTTCAACAACTCTCCAAGTTCTATTATTGTCATATAGAGCATGTTTGAGTTCGTCAGGGACTTTGTTGAATGAATCAAAACCTTCAATCATTTCATCTATGTGAACAATATCAATAAAATGAGTTTTGATGAGGTCAATTACTTTCATAGAGTTCTCAACATTATGGTCATTCAAGGTATTAATAGTCCAAAATCTTTCTTCGGGTACTATTTCTTTTATTCTATCTCGTTGAACCGTATATAGTGTGGAATATTGACAAAACTCAGCCAAGAAAAATTCTATAAATGGATAATGTAATGACAGGGATTCAATTCTTTTGAGTAAATATGCTGGCATCCCGCCCGTAGATAAGTGAGGGGCTAAAAATAAAATTCGTAGTTTTTCTGAATTTGATTCGGGAGAGTGTACTTGAATTTCTTCAGATACGTTATTGTGTTTTTTTATTTCTTCTACCATTTGTCTCATAGTTTCAGGTTTTTTTTCTCCATGAAAAAACAAAAGGTGTTCTTTATGATATGGGACTCTCAGCCAGTCTCCTTGAAAATTACGAATTCCATCTCCTTTGTACTCTACTTCATTATACATTTTATTTATTGTGTCAAAAGTTCCGTTGACATATATATATGGAAGGCCTTCTTGGATATTATACTTCCAAAGCAAAACGTTTGCGATTGTTTCTTCATTAAATGGTGTGTAATGACCGATATTATTCAGAATTTTTGGGTGATTACACATCCAATACCATTCATCTAAAAAGTCATAAGTGTTTTGACCTGCAATAAAATAGCCAGTTTGTCTATAATTTTTTCTAACTGATTGGTCTACTCCAAAAAGTTCACATGCATTATGTTCTAAAGTTTCATTTAACTCGCCTCCGACTCCTATCCCATTGAGTATTAAAAATTCATAAATCCCTTCCACAAAATAAGGGTAATTAGACGTTTGGTTGAAATATGAAAATATTGTATCTACTAATGGAGTTGCAATTGAATCACTATCAACATAACAAATAGTATCGGAATATTTTGATAGAGCATCTTTTACGATTAATGGTCTTTGAATTAGAATCTTATAGATTGTTGGATTTTTTCTATCAATATAAAAATTATTATTATGATTTAGGTATAAGTCATCAGATAAATCATCAATCTGTAAATCCCATCTTATTGTTTTGGTCTTGGGGACTTCAATTTGTCTATCTGAATTAATAAGGTAAACAATGATTGGAAGTTCACTGAACTCTCTAATTGATTTCACACATTCTGTGAGGATATCAAAATAATTTTCAGTTGAGTATAAAACAAATGATTTTTCAAATTTAGTTCCAATAGTTATTTTTTCTGTAGAGACATAATATCCATAGTAATGATTAGAATAAATCATAGTTAGTTCAGGGTATCTTTCTGTCATTAACTGTATAGTCAAATCGGACTGATGATGAGTTTCATAGATGTTTCCATTATGTTCACCTTGTTCCATTTGATAAGGTACTGCTACTAAACATTGTTTACCTAATTTATGAATTCTTTGAATCAAAGACATACCTTGTTCTTTTGGGAGATGTTCTAAAACATCCCCCAAGATAATGAAATCGTAGTTAGATATGTCAAAATCCATGATATCTCCGACAAATACGTTGTCGTATTTTTCTTTCAAGTTATAGGTTTCTACGTATGGTTCCCATATTTCGACACAATCAATTTTATAACCAAAATTTCGTATGAGTTCAGAATAAGTACCAACACCTGGTCCAACATCTAATATTTTTGATGAAAGGGAGACATTATTGATTAAGTAATTTTTTACTTCTTCTTTGAAAAATTTATAACTTTCTGGCATTTTTTTACTTTATTATTTCATTAACTTTATTGAATACCTGTGACACATTCGGATGGCAAACAAATTCTTTTTTATTTTCTAAACAATTAACCAATGGTGGAATTCCACGTATGGAGTTCCATTCTCTGACACCATATCTCATGTCTGAGGCACAAGCAATTTTACAATCACCATCAACATAATGGTACTTATAATCTTGTCGTCCATTCCTGAATGGAGCTCTAAGTTTCCAATTTATTGAACTACCAAGTTGAATAATGTTTGCATCTGTAGATCCCGCTAAATGTAGAAGGCCTGAATCCATCGTTATAAATGCCAAACTTTTTTGTATTAACCACCATGTTTGTGAAATGGTGGTATGGTTCATTAGGTTTAATCCCAACTTTATAGGAAAATCGAAAACAGGTTTTTGAACCATATGAAATCCTATTTCACTCGAGGACTTTCCAACGGATACAACGGCAATGTCATTGTCGTTCAACATATTGGACAATAGTTTCCATTTATCCGCGTCCCATGTTCTTGCCGCCCAACTTTGTACTGGATGTATTAAAACAAATTTATCAGGAAGATTTTCAATTGGTTCCCATTCATCGGGAGTATATTCTACGGTACATTCTTCAGGTAATAATTGAAACCCCAATCCTGATGAGTGAAACTGCCGAATGTCCATTACATTATGACGTAGCCCTAATTTATATGCATTTTCTAAATTTGGTGCAAAACTGACTAACAATTCATATTGTTCTTCTAAACTTTCTCGAGTAGTTTCTGAAGAATTAAAAATCTTGTTAACGTATTTATTGTTCTTAAAAATATAGGGGTGTTCAGTTAATACGGATATTTTTTTTCCGTATGCAAAAAATAATTTACGTAAAGTTGGGGTTGAACAAATAGTATCTCCAAGTCCTCTACAAAGGTGTAAATCCAAAAGTGGGTCTTTCATATTGTTAGAATATATGAAAGGTTTTCAAAAAAATCTATTGACTTGGGTTGAAATTATTGTTTCTTTTTTTCTTCAGACTGGTATAACTTCAGTAGTTTGAGGGAATCTTTGTAGCGTTTTTCAAGTCTGTCCAATTCTTCAACAGGGACACATGAATCACAGGCATTGTTATATTGTTCTTCAGCCTCTTTAATAATATTTTGAATTGTGTTTAGAAGTTTCATACAACTATAAATATTATCGAGATACTACTTTATTTAGTTTTCAACAAAACTATATTATTGGATGTATAAAAACCTGATGTCTGGTTATTTATATTGTAAGCTAAAAAATTTATGGCGTGTACGTGTTTCTATTATGATGTAATTATCGACCAATTAGATTTGGATGACTCAACGGGGAATACCGACCCTGGTAAGTTTGATGGCACAGTATACGTCGATTATATTGATTGTAGTGGAAACTCACAACAAGAACTTTATACACTTTCGGGTACATTTTTGAATGACCTTTGTATTGATACTACAGGTTCTCCTTCACCTAACATTTATTACTATAAAAATAATACTCAAATAGTTGGGCCTGTTTCTACAGTCAGTCAAACTTTAACTGAGTGTTGTTTGTCCGTGACCCCAACTCCAACGGCAACAGTCGGAACTACACCAACTCCAACTGAAACTCCGCCAGTAACACCAAGTGAAACTCCAAGTCCTACTCCCACAATTACCGCAACTCCCACAATAACACCTTCTGCGGATGGATGTGTTTGTTATCAATATACGAATGATGGAGATCCTTCTGGTGTTAATACAATAACTTATTTGAATTGTAATCACGTTTCTCAATCTATAACTAACGTTCCATATCCTGGTGGTACAGGATATTTCTGTGCAATTTTAGGGAGTGTTACGGCATCGGTTGGATTGACTATTATTCAAGTTGATGAAAGTTTCTGCGGTGGATGTTTTGAAGGATTGACCCCAACCCCAACCGCAACACAAACAGAAACCCCTACAGAGACGCCAACTCAAACTCCGACTCCAACTGAAACTTCGACCCCCACAGCTACGGTTGGATTAACGCCTACTGCGACAGAAACTCAGACACCAACTCCAACAGAGACACCGACAAACACTCCGAGTGAGACTCCAACTAATACTCCGACTGAGACACCAACTCAGACGGCGACTAATACTGAAACACCAACACAAACTCCAACACAAACTCCATCTGAAACACCCACAAACACGCCTACTGTGACTCCTACCGAGACTCCAACGAATACTCCTACCAATACTTCAACACAGACTCAAACTCCAACGAATACTCCTACCAATACTTCAACACAGACTCAAACTCCAACTAATACTTCAACACAGACTCAAACTCCAACTAATACTTCAACACAGACTCAAACTCCAACTAATACTTCAA